CCGCATGGTGGGTACAGTGCGATGTGCCAGATGGCCTGAAGCTGATGATGCGTCGCAGCCTTGAGAAGAGCATGGAAGGTGATTTTGAAACCGACTCCATGCGCTACAAGGCCACCGAGCGCTACATCCCGGGCTGGACGGACTGGCGCGACCTGTGGGGCACGCCGGGCTTGTAATAACAGGCGGTACACCTATCGGGCGGCAACCCTTCTCTTGAAGCAAGCCGCCCGATAGGAAAACTTTTCAGGCAACATCAACCCGTGCGACCGGCCTGACGGACGTTGCACAGACTCACGGGCAACTCGTGCAAGAGGAATTCTGCAATGCCAACTTCATTTTCCGGCCCTATTCTCTATGATGGGCGCAATCGCAACACCTACTTCAGCGGCCTCGGCGGCTTGCCGATCAACCTGAACACCTCCGTATTCAGCTTGCTCGATGACTTCACTCTGGTCAACGTGGACACGACCAATTCGTGGACTGTCGTGAAAGACGCAAGCGCTACCGTTACCATCGTTGCTGACACCGTTGGCGGCGAACTTGCACTGACCTCTGCGGCTACCACCGACAACGACGGCGCATCGATTCAGGGCAACGAAGTATTCAGTGCAGTTTCTGGCAAAGAGCTGTATTTCCAAACCCGCATCAAGAACACCAAGGTTGACCAAAGCGATATCTGTGTTGGCTTCACCGTGAACTTCGCTACCAATCCAGAGGCCATGCTGACTGCAGCGGATCGCATCTGCTTCCAAGTTGATGACGGCAGCGCTGAGATACTGTGCAAGACCGAGAAAGGCGGCACAGAGACTTCGACCAGTTCCGGCATATCGATGGTGAACGACACATACATCGTGTTGTCAATCCAAGTAGTCGGCACCAGCGCGGTCAATTTCTTCATCAACGGCGGCTTGGTCGCAACGCACACAACGAACTTGCCGGACACAGAAAACCTGACCGTCGCTGCCATGAGCCTGTCGGGTGACAACCTCGGCACTCGCGTGACTACCGTTGACTACATCCTCGCGGCACAAGAGCGTTAATCAGCCATTTGAGGAGGTGACGCCATGCGTCCAGTAGTTTATACCGTGACGGGTACGGAGACGTCCATCGTCGTTGCTGCTTAATACGTCAAAATTGAAGGGGCGCAGTCCGGCCCCTTTCATATCAGGAGATTCTCATGGCTGACAACGTAACATCACAAACCATCCTTGACGGTGAGCGTCTGTTCATCGCCAAGTACACCAACATTTCGGATGGCACGGGCGAAACGGCGGTCGTCAAAGTTGATGTCTCCACGCTGAACCCCAGTGCTTCCGGCAACGCATGTAACGGCGTCAAGATCAACAAGATCTGGGGTTCGGTGCACGGTATGAACGTTCGCGTTTTATTTGACGCAACCACTGACGCGTTTGCTTGGGTTGTTCCGCAGAACACAGCTTACCTGATGGATTTTTCTACATTCGGCGGTCTCCCGAGCAACGCGGGTACCGGGGTGAACGGAGATGTTCTATTCACCACGCATGACGCTTCTGCCGGTGACACTTACACTATTGTTCTTGAGTGCATCAAAACCTACGCCTGACGGAGACGATCATGGCCTGCAAATACGTTAAAGAGTTTGAGTTTGGTCCAAGCAAGGTGCCAGTGAAGGCATACATGCGCGGGGGAGCGGTGCGCAAGGCTGAAGGCGGGGCCAAAGAATCAAAATCCATGATGAAAAAAGAAATTGCTTTCATGGAGAAAAAGGGCGCCCCAAAGGCCATGATCAAGCATGAGAAGAAGGAAATGGCCTCCAGCAAGAAAGATGGCTACGCCTGTGGCGGGAGTGCTGCCATGAAGCGCGGTGGCAAGGCAAAGAAGTCGCCAGCGAAAAAGCGGTCGATGGCAAAAGAGCCAAAGCTGACTTCGCAAGAGCGGCAGATGGCTGAAGGCATTCTGTCCCAGATGGCTGCTCAGGCTCAGCAGACTGGTCGCATGCCGGGCATGCCGGCCGGTGGCGTGGGCGGGAATGCAAGAGGGTTTCCTGTAGCTCCGCAAGATCCGATGATTCCGCAGCAGGCGCCGATGATGAAGCGTGGCGGAAGCAAGAAGTAACGGGTAACATCACACAGTGTAATACCGGGTGTGCTGAATCAGCCGCCGAGCCCTGACTTATAGGAATCGACGATGGCAACATCCGGCACTATCAGCGCTACCACATCGAATGCCCTGCCAGCAAGCCTATACAGGCTGACTGCGCCAACAGGCAAATCGTACGTCGGTATAACGACCGCGCCAGTGAATCGTCGGTGGCGCGAACATGCTCGCGCAGCAAAAAACAACTCGCCCTTTGCCATCCATGCAGCTATCCGCAAATACGGATGGAATGCGTTCAAAAAAGAGATATTGGTAATCGCCAGCTTTGAGTATGTCAAAGAGTTGGAGAAAAAAGCTGTCGCAGCATTCGGCACCAAATCTCCTTGCGGCTACAACCTGACGGATGGAGGCGACGGCGTTCTGGGGTTTTGTCACGACGAGCAGTCCAGAAGCAAAAACTCGGCTGGAGTTAAGGCCGCATGGTTGGATGATGCGTTTCGAGAAAATCAGCGGCAGGTGAAAAAGCAATTGTGGGAAGATCCGAGCTACAGGTCAGCGCAGGTAGCGGCTCACCTCGGCTATAAGGCGTCTGACAGCCACAAGAAAAACATCTCGGCGGCTCTGAAAGCATGTAACAGAAAGCTGTCGGATGACCAAAGGCGCGCAATTTCGGAGAGGATGAAAGGGCGCCTATCCCTGCTTCGTGGAAGGAAATTGTCGGCAGAGCATAAAAGCAGATTGTCATCCGCCCAAGTGGGGCGCGAGCTGTCTCTGCAGCATGTAGAAAAGTTGATAGCAGCGTGCGCGACGAGAAGCGTCCTGAAGTGTCCACATTGCCAAAAGCAATCAACCAGTCCAGCCATGTATCATTGGCATTTCGATAATTGCAAAAAGAGGTCGGCGTGACTACCTCTGGCACAATAAGCACAACTACTTTTTCGACAAGGCGTGTCATCGATACGGCGTTCCGTCGTTGTGGCATTGTGGCGCAGAAGATCACCGCCGAGATGCAGAACTACGCACGCGATGCGCTGTACCTGCTGCTGTCGGAGCTGGCCAACAGCAAGCCACCGAGCTGGTGTATCGAAAAGATCCTTCTCCCGATGTACGAGAACCAGCCGATAGTCACGCTGCCGGCCGGCACGGTCGGTGTGCTCAACCTCCTGTACCGAACCCAGACCGAGGTCACCGGGACTGTCACGACCGGGGCCAGCACCTACACCGTACAATTCGCTCAAGCCACGCAAGTCGCCACTGTCGGAATTAACTGGGGGATCGCATCCACAGCCCTCACGTTCGCCGTTTCGACCGATGGCGTCACATGGATCACGGCAGGCACCGACAGCTACACAGCGGCCTCTGGCGAGACTGTGTGGAGCGATATCAGCCAGCCGATGCCGTTCCTGTACTTCCGCATCACAACAGCCGGCACTCTCACGTACAACGACATTGTGCTGGCCAACAACCCCAATGAAATCCCGCTGGGCGTTTTGAACCGCGATCAGTACGCCAACCAGAGCAACAAGATCTTCCCGGGCCGTCCGAACAGCTACTGGTTCCAGCGTGATCTGCCGATGCCCGTGCTGAACCTCTGGCCGGCACCGAACGAGGCCGCTGAGGTCGCCGTGCTGGTCTGCTGGCGTCATCGGCATGTCATGGACGTAGGTACGCTTGCCCAATCGATCGAAGTGCCACAGCGATGGCTGGAGGCGGTCACAGCGCAGCTTGCTGTGCAGGTTGGCAGGGAAACTCCAGAGGCAGATCCAGCGCGCATGCAGATCAACGAGAACTGGGCACCACTCGCCATGCAAAAGGCGCGAGATGGCGACAACGACGGATCTCCTTCGTTCTACCAGCCAATGATCATGTACTACACAAGGTAACCATGGCCATCTTCCTCGACACAACAGGTAACCCGACACTTGGGATTGGGCTTTGTGCCAGATGCTCCAAAAAATTCCCGATTGGTCGCCTTTCGTCTGATCCGAATAGCCCGGGGTTGATGTGCTGTGACGAGGGATGCCTTGATGACTACGACCCGTACCGACTTGCACCGCGTGCGCCAGATCAAATCGTTCTTCCGTTTGTTCGCCCTGACACCAGTCTGGACAATTGATCTATAAACTTGAAAACGTGAGCTAACCGACATGGCACAAGCAGGCTACACCGCAATCCAGCTATACCACAGCTCCACTGCTGCCGCTGCCCCGCTCGCTGCGGATCTTGCTGCAGGCGAGCTGGCGATCAACACCGCTGACGGGATCCTGTATTACGAAGACAGCGGCGGCGTAGTGAAGAAAATCGCGCAGACTGTCACTCCGGTGGCAAACGGCGGCACAGGTCAAACCACGTACCTGAATGGCGAGTTGCTAATTGGTAACACCACTGGCAACACGCTCACGAAGTCTACGCTCACCGCCGGGACCGGCGTGACGATCGTGAACAGCACAGGGTCGATCACCATTTCAGCAACAGGTAGTGGCACCGTTACCTCCGTTGGGCAGACGTTCACAGGCGGCTTGATCTCTGTTTCCGGCTCTCCTGTCACTGGCGCAGGCACGCTTGCCCTCACCGTCGCTGGCACCTCTGGCGGCATTCCGT